CTCCCAGATGGGGTAGAAATGTAGACCGATTGCATTGGAGCTTGGGACGACTGCCCCTGAGATGATGTTGTTTCCATACATAAGAGAGCCAGCTACGGGCTCACGAATTCCGTCAATGTCAACGGGGGGTGCTGCAATAAATGCAATAATAAAACAGGTTGTAGCAGCGAGCAATGTTGGAACCATAAGCACTCCGAACCAACCAACATACAGTCGGTTGTTAGTTGATGTTACCCAGTCACAGAAGTTGTTCCAAATATTCTTTTGTTGTTGTAGCGCGATTGTAGACGTAGCCATTTAAATAGTAGTGCATGTTTATGAAGCGATTAGCATTGTTTAAATGCTTCATTTAAGTAAGACCAATTTAAAGACTTGGCTGTCTAGAGCTAGGGGAGGAATTGCACCTCCCTTATTCTATTTAGCTATTAGAAGCTGTACTTGACTCCGAGCTTAGTGCCGTAATCATTTACATCATCAAAGGTTGCAGCGACTTCACCATATACGGAAAGGCGTTCTGTTGCTTGAACTGAACCGCCAAGCTTACCAGTCAGTTTAGTTTCTTCTTCACCACCATCAGGTGCAAAGATACTAGGACCAGCTTGTACATAATAAGAAGCTACATCATTTCCTGATTCATACCCCAGATGAAAATCTGTGACATGACCATTAAAATTAGATCCACTAAAGCCAGCGTTGTTCTCAACGTTTACATAAGGACTAGCCAAAACGGGTGAAGCAGCAAACAAAGTTGCGGGGAGGATAGCAAAGAATTTCATTGTAGTTTAGTTAAAAAAGAATAAGTATGTTGTGTGCGATTACCATGAACACCCCAGCCTAACCAGTAGTATGCAGCATTCATGTAATAAGGAATAGTTTGATGGTTAGTTTGAAAAGCAAATAGATCTTTTCTAAACTTCATCTCCTTTATTAAATAATCTGTTTGACATTTAAGACCACTAGGATCTTCGTTGCGTTTAGCACAGTGGCTGCCAAGACCAATGTACCGCTTAATAGATGTCCATTGAATCAAACCATAACCACCACTAAGGCAACGATCGTAAGGAACGATAGCACCACCTTCGCAGATGTTAGGTTTAAAGTTAGACTCTTGTTGGATGTTACCCAGAATGACCGCCAGTGCTGTACGGTCTGTCACACCAGCAGAAGTCTGTAGTTGTTCAAGAACGTACTGCTGAGGCGCAGTACATTGTGGGCATTCAATCATGATTTTTTAGAATTCAATGTCAGAGTTTTGAAGTTTACGGATAACGTCATCCCTAAAAGCAGGATCACGATCATAACGTGGATCATTCATAGCTTGAACAAGTTCCTGTTGACTACGGAACTGAGCATCTTGCTGTGCAGCAGAACGCTTACCAGTTAAGAGTTGCCCATCATTACCAACAGAATCACTATACTTATTATTCAATGCTTGAACAGCAAAGTAAATAGAGTTAGCATTACCGCTAGCCATTACAGAATCATACATCCCAATTTCTTCTTTTGACATGTTTTCACCTGCCCAGCTAAGCATTGATTTATATGCTTTTTCACCACCAACCATTTCAAACAGTTGATTAGCTTGATCTTCTGTAAGCTGATCATCAGCAGAATCTTCTTCTTTTTCTTCTTCTTTTTCTGCTACTTGCTCTACTTCTTCACCGGCTTCGGGCTCATCACTTGGTTCACCAAGTTTCTTTTGTAGTGCAATGTAAGCTTGTTCTAATGATGACTGGTCCTTAAATTTACCAGCCAACAGCGGTTGCTCTGCACCCTCAAGAGACTCAGCAACCTGCAAAGAGTCTTGCTCATCAGCATTCATGTCTGGCTGATCAGCGGGTGTTTCATTGATAGTAAGTGTTTCAGCCATATTATTGTGGTGGGGTTGGTTCTGGTGGTTGCTGTTGCATCATTTGCATAGCAGCTTGTTCACGTTTCTGTTCAACAGCAGCCATCTGTGGTTGTTGTTGTTGTTCAGCCATTGCTTGTTGTTGTTGCATAGCTTGCTGCTGTTCACCCTGTTGTTCGTCCATACTTTTCACAAGGTTAAGTACGTCAATACCAGAGGCAGCTGCAAGGCGTTTGATAACTTCATCAGTGTTGATGAACTGGCCAATAGCTTCAGGTCCAATAGTTTGTGCAATGATCTGTAGGAACTGACCAAGGCTTTCACGATCTTGACCACGACCAAGTGCATTGATACCAGCAACGATTGTTGGTTTAACAATACCACCTTTAGGTAGGCGTGGGATCTCTCCAGTCTTTTGTGCAACAGAAAGTTTACGGTTAAGATAAGGTACAAGGAACTCAACAGTTAGTAGGGAGAATAGTCCCCCAAGTTGTTGTTCCAGCTCAAGTTGAGTCATTCGCACCTCTTCCGCAGTTGTGCGTTCTGAGTCCCTGACGTTCATAATCAGGAATGCTTCACTCAAACGTTGAGTCAAAGACCCAATCATTTGATAAGCAGTTTGGAAGTCAGCTGTCTTACCAACTTGCACTACACCAATATCATCAGGTCGTCCCTGGATAATAGCACCATTGCCTGCCTTAGCAAGCGTTGATGGTTTGGTTGTGCTGCTTGGTGAGATAGTAAACACTACTTTAGCAGCTGCGGCGCTGCCTTCAACGATGGCTTGTGACAGAGCTTCAAGTGACTTTAGATCACCAAGGAATTCTTCCACTCTACCACGTCCGTAGACCTCTCCGTCTACATGGTTAAAGCGTAGCACAAGCCAAGGGTTACTGTCAATAGGTGCTTTACCCATTGACTTGTTAAGGACTTGATCGTATACCTCTTGATGCCATACCCATCGATTATTGTCTAGCGTACAGTGTGTATAAATATCACATTCATCACTTTGTGCTGAAGTGTTATCAGATACATCGTTAGGTGTAGCTTCTTTATAGTCAGGGTAATTTTTTTTAAGTATTTTTTTCGAGATTGTTTCTTTTGTTACAATTTCTATAACATTACCGTTTCCATCTCTATCTACTACATATCGGTTTAAAGGATAGAGCTTAAGTCCATCCTTACCCATAAAGATAAGAGCATTACCAGCTACAACTAAATGCTTTAGTGCTTGGTGAACAACAACACGATCAGTAGAAGCCGCAATGGATTCCATGATGGTGCGTTCAACTTTAGCAAACGACAAGTCAAGTTCTGATCTAATCTCAGGACCAAGTTCTTCTGGAAGATTAATATCATTTACCTGGAGTTTAAAGAAGCTGGTTTGTGGAGGTAGCAATGCAAGCATAAGTTTACTTGCAAGCGTCACCACACCTTTGGCTCCTGTTGATTGCCAGGGAGTAATTAATTTAATAGCACCTTTAGTAAAGTGCTCATCTTCACGAATAAGATAAGGTAAGGTTAGATCCGCTGCTTGTCTAGCAGAGTTTAGAAACTGGGAACGGTCTGAAGACAATCTGTCATAACGCGATTTAGCAGTCATTAGATGTTAAGTGTTCCAGATTTAGTTGATGCAACAGCACCATAAGTTTGGGGATTAAACTGTAGTTGGCGTCGTTTGAATGGTTGTGTACCAGCAGTTTTTGATGTACCGCTAGCGGGTTGAATTTGTAGGTTAGATGTTTGTCCTTGACGAGATTGGTTTGCAGCAGAGGTAGCAGCAGCAACCCGTGCAGCTTCATCAGCCTTTGTTTTTCTGTCAGCTTCTGCAGTTAACATGGCTGTATATTCCTGCGTCATTTTAGAAACAGCAGACTTTTCATTTTGAACAATTTGTAATTGTTTAGCAATATCGGATTGGGTTCTTGATGCAGTAGCTTGCAGTTGTTGCTGGTAAGATTGTTGTTGTTTAGTTGCTGCGTCGATTGCCGCTTGTGCATCTTTGGCGGATTGCGCCTTGTACCTTGACAGCTCGGCAGCTGTTCGTTTAGCTAGATCAGCCGCACCTTGTCGTGTAAGCTGCCCACTGTAACGTGAGTATCCGTATCCGCGTCCCATTAGTTTTCCTCCATATAATTAATGATCCACTCAACAACACTGCGTTGACCAGACCTGTACATAATCTTTTCCATTGTATCTTCAGGGTTAGGGTTAGTTGGTGGGAATGATTCTTCTAATGCAGCCACAAGTCCACGGGAATTCATCCCTAAGACTTCAAGCGTATTGGGGGAGATTGACATTACTATGCTCAAAGAACGCTGGCATTCTAGCTGATTTAGTTGCAGAAAGTTCAGGGGCTTTGCCCTCATACATTAAGCGATCACTAGAATCAAGCCAAAATTTTTTATCTAAATATTTATCGGTAGTATTAATACCTAGGGGTTGCATTACCCAATTGATAGTTGCCTTGCGGAGTTTATCAAGACTAGGGCTGACAGTAAGCCCCAGCTCCCGACAAACAATACTATTGGCAGCAACGTGAATTTGTTCATCTCTGCTTATGTCCGCACTGACTGTTCGCATTCCAGCGTCACCATTAAAGCGGAAGAATGGTAGAAGAACGAAGAAAATTGCACGTTCGGCAACCATTGCTTTGAGGATTGTATGATCAGGATGCGTAGTCCAAGCTTCCCTGAGCCGGAAAGCTTCCGATTCAGCTTTTTCGTCAACACCGTAAACATTGGCAATGTAACCAAGTGCCACGTCGTGATTGATCTCGTCGGTGATATTTGATTCCAATAGCTCCCGCGATAGTTTTGGTACGTCGGTATCCAATCCATCACGGATGAAATCTCCTACGGGCAATTCCATGTGTCGCAACGCAAGAGCACGTAGTATCGCCTGTTCTGCCCCTGCCTTGCATGATCCGGCAGTTGTCTGGACTGGTGTCCATTTTCGTTTTCTGTTCAGTAGTTTTTCGTAAGGGTTCATTGTTCTCGAAGGTAGTTAATAGCATTTTCAAGGTTGTCTATGTTGTCGAAGAAGTGTCCAAGACCTTTATTACAGTAGCCGCACAGTAACCCTCGTACCTTGTTACTTGTGTGACAGTGGTCAACACAAGGACGTTGGCCAGTAAAGGGTTTAGTGCATATTTTGCAGCAACCGTTCTGTTTCTTAAACATATTATCTAAGTCTTCTCTGTCTAAATCAAAACGCTTTTTATTCGTCCAGTACCATTTGTACTCAGCGTCACAAGGTTTACATCTAGTTTTCGAACCTTTTGCTATTACACCTCCGCATTTGCAGAGGGCCATAAGCTATTCCTGGCAATCACATGTAAGTTCTTCATTTAAAATACCCTCTAAATAAGTGTCTACTTCTGATTCATCTAATGCAGCATATGCATCTGATTTATCTTGTGTATCACTCATAACTTGAAGTGAATAATAGAGGCTTGTTTGCGGAGACCTAAGCCACTCTTCTACGAATGCATTATCGTAGGTTACTGAATCACTCCACGAGTTGAAACTGTATCCATGAAGAAGTCCTGTGGCGTCAAGCATTGTCATAATGCCATCTGCAACTCGTTTATAATTATCCCAACCTACTTTACTAGCAATTTCTACATCGCCATAGTTGTAAGTTTGTACTCCGAAAGTACCTGAGTCGCGATCGACTGTCTGCGAGATAGGTGGAGCGATTTCTGGTGTGCAAGTATAGCCATCCAGATCCACGCTTCTATAACTGCAACTGGCGGTTGGAGCGATAGCAAAGGCTCGAACCATATTATACTCGCGAGCGATTGTGGCTGCTTGGTTAATTCCTGAAGCAATTTGAGAGACAAGTTCATAAGATGCAGATCGAATAGTTTCATTGTTGTTATATTGATCTAACGCTCTTCCAAATTGTTCGTAAGTTACTCCGTACCGCCGTAGGAGATTTGCGAGGCCAAGCATTCCGAGTCCCACTTGTCTATCAATTTCAGGCGGGAGGTATTCTCCAGAATCTCCGACAGCTGTCCTACTATGTAGGCTACACAATTCGGACATACCTTCAACAAATGCTCGTGGGATGTCGTCGAACTCACAGGCTCCAAGATTGATATGTTGTAATAAACAGGTGCCTCGTGATGGCAGGTATACTTCGAGACAGACGTTACCTCTGATGCGATTTCCTTCATTGTCATACTTTACTTTGTTTAACCAGATGTCACCGGATTTAATTCCGAATAGTAATTGTTCCTTAAACGTACAATCCTGCCACCACTCTTCAGTGATGTTGATACATCGCTTGACCCAAGGAAGTTCGGATCTAGGAGTAGTAATAAACTCAAGTGCATCGGCATGATTAAGGGAAATATGCAGAACAATCGCACCATTTTTGTATATCCCACCGCGTCTAAGTATTTCA